TACTTTATATTACACCGGTTTTTTTCTACTACTTTCCCCCACCAATTAATAAATTCGCTCTCGGTGCAATTTTCTATTCCATTCTCTGAATAAATTTCGGTATTCCAGTATGGCGGGCATGTAAATAAAACATCTACCTGTGTGTCTATATTGTGTGTTATTGCATCATTGTTACTAAATGTTACTTTTGTATCTGTAAATTCTTTAAGGTAGTCATACATTTGTTGCACATTTTTAACTGCAGGAAGATTTATATCATTATAGTAGTACGAATCTATATTTGTTGACATGGCACCGATCATACGGTGTCCCCATCCTCCACAACAATCGTAAACAGATGTTATATTATAATCTTTAATAAATTTTTTTATCCAATACGGACTAAAATGAGAATACCCTATATGCATGCCAGATATTTTAAATCCGCGTAGTATTTCGTTCGGTGTTAATTTACTCTTGTTCAAATACTGTTGTCTATTGATGTATAATTTCTTTCTAAGTGTACAATCTTTCCAGAGTTTCTTCTCTACCTTATAATATTCATTTTGTTGAAAATGTAATATTAACTTGTTAGAATTTGATACCCGATTATAGTTACCATCAGATTGACAAATCCTCGTATATTCGTTAACAAGATCCTTATTAGTGTATTTTAATTCTAAATTAATAGTGCAATCAATTAAACTGTTAAATTCATCTATTGTCCATACTTCGTGAAAATTCAAGCCATTGCTAATTGCAGTATTCCTTTTTATGACATCAATTTCAGTCCATGTGCGTATAGCATTTAGATAATAATCAGATTTACTACTTTTTTCTGTCCAGATTTTTAAGATTTCTGCATGCTGTAAATTATTATAGTCGTACGGCGAATTACCATGTGTCCATGTAAAATTACACTCAATAAACATATCTATCGACGGAATATAAAAATCTACAGAAAACGGATATTGGTCACATTTAAACTGTCTAATTACATCATTATCCCCAAAAACTGATAATAATTTGTCATAGCATATATCTTCAGGTATAGACGTGTTGAAGGTCTTATTATTTCTTTTTGAATTTAGCACTAATTTCCTAACATTCTCTGATTGCGAAAAATAATCAACACTATAGTATTTTTGTGACAATATATTACTCTGTAACGGATTTACTGCACCATATCTTGAGAGATTTGTCTTTGCAATATCTATCTTAATTTGTTCGTGTTGTATAGGATGTTCAACACCGTAACGACTCAACATAGTGGCTTTTCTTTTTTCTAAAACAGATAGTGCGTTAAACGAATATTCTGTGCCGTACCTATCAATATTTGTCTGTTTTATCTTTTCCTTAATTGTCGGGTTTTGCAACGGATGTGCATACCCAGTCTTGTCTTTATATGCATTACTTCTATCACTATACGAGTCTTTTAAAAAAGGCACATCTGTACCGTAAATTGCTATATTTGTGTTTTTCCTACATGTATTCCGGCTTTCTAGATCTTTTTCTATTCTGTGAGATTTTATGATATTGCGCATTGTATTGATATCTTTGATTCCTAAAAATATACCAACATCCTTTATAGACATATTGCACTGTATATAAAGGTAATATAAGTCATTATAGGGAATATCCTCAAATTTACCAGACGGTTTTATTTTTTTAACAGGCTGTAGACGATAGTCGCGCTGTAATTGTGTTATATCAATGTTTATCATATTATGTCATAAAAATAGGTAGAATAATTCTACCTATTTTAACTTGAAAATATCAGAATAGCAACATTTCGTATATTATATAGATAAACTAGACCCAGTATTCTTGATTCGAATCGGGATATATATAAATTCAATCGCTTTAACAGGTTGTACTGCTATATCAACCCATAATTCGTTTCTATCAATACGAGCAGGTGTATTATTACTCTTATCACAAACTACCAAGAAATCATAAAGACCGCGTAAAGTAATTAATTCAGATAAGAAACTATTAAATGCTGCTAATACAGATTTTCTTGTAGTAGTATCATTTGGTTGGAACAAGAACGGTTGTGCCAAATCGTTCAATTGATAACGTAAATAATTTTCTAAACGAACTACATTTATACGATCAGTTGCACTAGCATATGGCTGACGTGTTTTCTGTCCGTAAACTACAATACCACCTTGTGGCATTACACGAATAGGATTAATACCGTTTTGGTACAATATATCGCGTTGCCCTTCGTTTAATTTAACGCTAACAAACTGACCTGCGGAATTAACATAACCTACAGCACTAGCATTATTAACAATACCGCGTTGTAAACCTGCAGGTGCAAACCATGGATAAGCAACCTGATCATTATATGCTATAGTACGCAAAGCCATATGTGACGGAGGAACAACTACATCTGTACCGTCGACATTAGTTGATAGCCCACTCGGATACCATGCAGCAAAATATTTACTAGCTGATACTAAGCCATCTGCGCCATTGTCAAATGCACTCGCTTGGTCAGTTGCCCAATTTTGTAATTCAGTGCCATTTGCTGCTAGTGTGAACGGTGTATCACCGACCACAAATGCAGTTTCTTTACGATCTTCGTTCAATACAAGCATTTCGTCAATTGCTTCAACAAACCCAGGTGCTGCAATAAGATTGAAATACAAATCTTCTGCACGAATATCTTCATCTGACTGTATAGATGCCTGAATTGCTTGCACTACAACAATACGTTGAGCTTCAGCGCCCATGTATGGTACACCGCCTGGGTTATTTCCAGATTTATTAACCCAACGACCAACTGAACTGTTGTTTGTATTGTCAGGTGATGCTGTTACACCATCAAATACATACGGAGATTGCCATTCTTTAACATTATTAGATGAGTAACGTGTATTCCATAATAAGAAACCTTTTGGATACAATGCTGCTTGAGGCGCATCAGCATCTAAGTCAGGATTATTACCGCCACCATTGTTGGCACCTGTGCCAACAGTTCCGCCTAGTTTATAATTTGGGCCTGGGCGAGCATCTTGGAAAATAATACCATATGGGGTTGTTTGATCATCATTACTTACAAGTACCCATGATGTACCGTTCCAACGATTTATAACAGGATACGGTGTAGTACCTGTTGCTACCCAAATATCACCACTAAGTAATGTAGGTGCCGGAATATTATCGCGTGGATCAGCTGGTTGTGGATATAATGTAGGATTACCTGTTGTACCTGGCAATGTACTAAACCCAGGCAAATGAATATTGTCCCAATGATCAGATCCGTCTGAAACCATAATATCAATTGTAGACGCACCTGCACTATTTAATCCTAGTAACGAATTAAACCATAATTGACCATTTGTAGGACCTTGTGTCAGGACACTACGCGAACCCACAACAACAGTTAATGGTGACCATGTACCTGCAGCACTAGACGACAAACGGAATTCTAATTCGTTTGTTAGTGTTGATGCAGTACCAATAACAGGCTCGATATACACTTGACCTAGCGACCCATTAGCATTTGTATTATAATATGTATTAGCAGCAGAATCATTAGCTAAGATAGGTGCTTCGACTTGTAAAAATGCAGTAACAGCAGCAGACATTTTACGAAGTACAATATTTGCACCCTGGGCTGCCGAAGTTGTTTTTAACCAATAAGCTTCTGTTGTACCTACATCTGTAAGATCTGGCCAAACAGATTGAATTAACATTTGTGTTCCTACTGTTGTACCAATTTGTACCCACGCGCCACCGACTTTAGTCCAATATGATATTTTAGCAGAAGCAGTTTGGTAAACAATTGCATAATCGCCATTAATACCGTCACTAGGTGTCGGAGGATTTGCTGTACCTGTTGCAAAATTATATATGAAAGAAGGTGCAACACTTACCCATGCTTCATTTGGGAAAGTACCTGCACGTTTAAACAATCCATATGATGATCCTGTCGAGGATTCATCAAGCCAGTATGTACCTGCTGCTGCTGGGCTTATTGGCTGAACTGGTGTAGGTTCTAATTGTGCTGTATCAACATCTGCACGAACAACCCTGCATAAATTAGATGCACCAAGATACGAATAAGCTGCAAGCAATCCATATTCGTTTAATGGATACCCGTTTAACGAAGTACCGCTTACTGAATAAAACACAGGATTACCAAATGTGGACACTAAATCTCGTTGAGATGTTATTGACCAAACTTTTCCTGCATTTGCTTTTATTGTTCCCGGGGCAATAACCCCGGTACTTGTTGGGTCTGCTTTATCTTGTTGTGTTGCAACAAAAATAAGAGGCACTGTTCCTGGACCTGCGCCTACATTGATACTCTGATCAATGACGCTAACCGAAACGCCTGGACTAACTAAAACTGCCATAATGTGTTCTCCATATAAATAAACATATTGTGAACTAATCACTCTATTTTATATATTTATACAAAAAAGACACATTATGGGGTCAAACGAACGCTAGTTTATAGAATCCTATACAACTTTATGTACTTTTAAATATATTACTGATTTGCACTTCTAAATCAGATATTGTACTATCATTATTAAGTTCGTAATCTACTGCTGATCCTACCCAAGCCCATTCACTAAAATGTGCATCAGAGTATGTTTTAGTCATTATATCTTTTGCAATAGTGTTACCTTTATTAGCTAATAATGCTGTCTCGTACCAAATAGGCGTTGGCCCACGATTAATCCTTACTAGTGTTCCGCCTTGTTCTTTTATAAATTTTACTTCATTCGGGAACCTAACATCACTAATGACAACGTTTTGGTCTGGATTTTTACGAACACGATTTCTTAATGTAAGAAACCAAATATCTTGATGGAAATTATTACGTAATGTATCAGTACCTATAACCTGCAATGCTAGCCGTGGACTAAAATTTGCAATACCTAGCTGTTCTGACCACCATGGGTCGACAATTTCTCGCCAGTCCCTTGATTCTTTTGTATCACCTTCAAGCAAGTGACGAGGCCAATCAAACATAGTTGCACAAGCATCTTTTAAACTGGTAGCAAAACTGTCCTGCCTGAAATTATAATGATTTACTAATGTTGTTGCAACAGTACCTTTACCGCTGCCTATGAATCCTACAAGCCCAATTATTTTCGACATTATTACTCCGTTTTAATCTACGAATACTTATCGCTAATTGGGATATGTTTATATTTTTGTGGTTAATTAAATATAATCACAAATTATCCGATCAACACGCCATATCCGTCGGAAGATGTTACAAAATTAGTAAGTTGCACTTCAAGTTTTTCCATTTCGGCTTGTGCTTCTTGTTTCATAGTACTGCCGTTAAATACAACGTTACCATTAGGCCCTGGAACACCACTAGGAAATTTATCCCTTGCTTCACCTAGCATATATTTTGAATATGCAGTAGCATAAGAACGCATCCAGGGGCCGGTATAAGG